CTTCATACGGCTCAAACACAGCCGCAATCGATACCACTGTAAGTTTCATATATAACTATCCTTTTTTAATTATCATTGCTAAATGTAGATACGTACTGAACAAATACACCGGCAACGAATCCAGCAGCTACAAGTAAAGCTATGGTAATGGGTGCAGTTTCATCTGCGCTGCTGCTAATGCTGACGGTAACAAGTAGCGTGATGATGCTTGAAAGAGCAATGCGGATCATTTTAGTTATTCCTTTTAATTTGGTTAGTAGTACTTTTTTGTGTCATGTGGGTTATCCCACTTGTTAGTTTCTTTGAGGTTCTTCCAAGCTTTACCTGGTTCGTATTCATCCTGGGTAACCAGTTCAACCAACTTTGCCCATTCAATATGGTCGTGCGTAAAAGCCGAGTCAACAATTTTGCTCCGAACCTCATCAGCGGTCAGATCATGACTGGTAATTCTGCATCCAGCAGTCCACATTCTGTCATTGAGTCCTTCCTGGACACGGTTAACTGCAACCATGTCTTTGAAGCTGATTATGTTGTATTTAGTCATTTGGTATCTCCACATAAAAAAAGTAAGGGAGACTAGCTCCCTTACTTTCTAGTTGGTTAGTCGTGTTTCTTGGCTGCGAAACGAGCTGCGCTTTCTTCTTTCATGAGTTTTGCGAGCTTTTTCGCTTCGATCTGTATCTTCAACACTTCGCCGTGATGTTCGTTGTCGTACCTATTCAGGTGATGAGCGTATTCACCGAGGAGGTGAACTGCTGCCCAAAGCGCAAGTGCTTTAGGAACTGCATCCAAATTATCAAATTTAAATTGATTATTCACTTTGTGTTTCCTTTCTTTATAAATTAACGAGGGAAGTCCCCTCAAAAGGGCCCCGCAAACCAACAGCCCCGAAGGGCAGGGCACTACATTGGTAGCGGCAAGGCCGGAAGGCCCAACGCCGTGCCACAGCTTTATCGTGGCGCGGGTGCCGCAACCTCGCGGGCTGTAACAGGAACTACAACAGCCCGCACACCTAGCGGGAATGGGGGACTTCCGTCGATAATTTAGAAAGAAAAACAGGAAACACTTTTAAAGTGAATATTCTTTTTTAAATTTAATAATTTGGGTGGAGTTCCTATACTTGTGCATTGGGCACAGATCACAGACGAGGGGAATACATTCAACACCTGAGTAGGTCGAGAACAACATCATGGGGAAGTTTTTAAGATACAGATTGGAGCAACAAAGCTCCACAACTCTTGGAAGGAGAAAGCCTGCACGATTCGCAACCAAGAAAGACTACCCAACAAGAACAGTAAGGGGGCTAGTCTCCCATACTTTAGTTATGTGGTTAAGTGGTACTTACCTGGTGCTGTTATGGATAGTAACAACAGTAGTTGGGCATATGTTAGTGAGTGCTAACCTATTGATTAGTAAGGTGGTGTTAATTGGTAATGAGAATCATTCTCATTTAAATCATTGTTATTAATAACTTACCGTCATGTTGTAAGCTGCATCAGTCCCCACAGTTACATCGCTGCCCCTGCTGTTCTAAGCTACATTAGGTGGGGGAGGGGAAAAGCATGCTTTGCCAAAATTTACATATCACCCCATGTAACGATTTTTATAGTTTTTAAATAGTGGGTAGGTACCCCTTATATATATATATATAACTACTATATAAGTAATATATAACTACTAATAACAACATATATATAACTACTATCCCCATACATATATAACTACTATATAAAAGAACTAATGTTGTTACTAATAACAACTACTATATATATATAACTACTACTGTTCCTTTGCTGTTGATTCTCAATGGCTGGAGCCTTGTAAGGGCCAACTCTTACGAATGTAAGCGTTTTCATTTTGGCTGTAGGGTTATTAGCTATTGTTCTTTTCAACCCACTGTGGTTTACTTCCGTTCCATAGAGATATGGAACGAGTACACAGGATATGAAGCGAGGTAAATCTAAATACCCCTGGTTTAAGAAGGCTCTCTGGACTCAGAACCAGAAGCTTGAAGCTGTAGCCACCTACGTCATGCTTGGCAGTCTTACTGAGACTGCTCTGGTTACAGGAATCCCAAGAGACACCGTTAAGTCCTGGAAACTAACCCCCTGGTGGAAAGAGATACAGTCCCAGATCAGGCAGGATGATATACAGGCTCTGGACAGCAATCTCCAAAGGGTCATTGGGAAGGCTCTAAGAGCCACAGAAGACCGTCTGGATGCTGGAGAGTATCAGTATGACCCCAAGACTGGCAAAGTCATCAGAATCCCCATTAAAGCCTCCGTAGCCCTAAAGATAACAACCGAGCTGCTTACCAAGCAAGACATCCTTAGGGATGTTCCTGAACGTATGGAGATTGAAAAGACTGTTGATGCTCGATTAGCCAAGCTTGCTGAAGAATTTCAGAAGTTTGCCAAGGCAAAGACAATTGATGTGGTACCAGATGTTATTAGTAACACTGCTGCTATCCCTTAAAACAAGGATTGAATATGGCTAAGTCTCCTGCATGGCAACGTAAGGAAGGTAAGAACCCCAAAGGAGGGTTAAACGCTAAAGGCAGAGCTTCTTACAACGCAGCTAACCCAGGTAAGCCTGGTCTTAAGGCTCCTCAACCTGGGGGAGGTAGTCGTAAAGCTTCCTTTTGTGCCAGAATGGGCGGTATGAAGAAGAAACTTACCTCTGCTAAGACTGCTAACGACCCCAATAGTCGTATAAACAAGAGTCTTAGAGCTTGGAAATGTTAAGGAATGGGGCTAAAGCCCCTTATTTTTAGGAGATAAACATGGCTGATACAGTAACGAGTCAAAAGATTGTTGATGGTGAACGTAATTTAGTAATGAAGTTTACAAACATTAGTGACGGTACTGGTGAGAGTGCTGTTACAAAGGTAGACGTTACTACACTGAGTAAAGACGCATACGGGGCTCCATGTACTCGTGTCACAGTATCCAAAATATACATTGCTACTCACGGCATGGAAGTCAGAATGTATTGGGATGCCACAACGGATGTGCCGTTCTTTCTTTCAGCGGCTGGTAATACGCAGACTCTAGACTTCTCAAGCTTTACTAGTATCCCCAATGATGCTGGCTCTGGTGTTAACGGTAACATCGTGTTTACTACTGTTGACCATACTGCTGGTGACAGCTATTGGTGCATCTTGGAGATGGTTAAAGGGTATGCGTAATGCCAAAAGCCAAGGCTAGTGGAGTAAATGCTTCTGGCAACTACACTAAGCCGGGGCTTCGTAAGCGTATCTTCAACAGCGGGGTACAGGTAATGGCTAAAGGTAACTGGATTGCTGCTGCTACCAAGAACAAGGGTGGTCTACACCGTAGTCTAGGTGTACCTATGGGTAAAAAGATCCCTGCTTCTAAGATTGCTGCTGCTGCTTCTAAGGGCGGTAAGGTGGGCAAACAAGCTAGGCTGGCTCAAACTCTTAAAGGTTTTAGGAAGTAAGCCATGCCACTACCTAACTATCATCCTATACCTGATGTGGCGCACTTCTCAATGCCTTGGTCTCCTCTTCCAGAGAAAGACCCTAGCTCTTATCGTCAAGATGGCAGTGTAAAGGGGCCAGGTTGGTTGGGCCCGTATAAGAATCCAAAGGGCCAGATGGTGACTGAGTACTCCTTAGGAGTAGAACTAGATGGCAAAGAGTTGGATATACCTAGTCTTGTTCCTGGACTCACTCCTCAAGAGATACGAGAAGTAGTTCTTGGTAAGGTATCAAAGTCTGTAACTGATAAAGCTGTTGCTCACGCAAGGCAACGAATAAAAGAAAATAAGTCGGTCTGGGCAGATGAGAACGACTATAAGAAATTCATGTCTCCCCCTAAGGACAAGCGATAGGAAGTGGGGAAGAACTGGATAGTTGTTATTAATAACATTAACCCTTGATTAGGAACACAACATGGCTAAGATGATGATGAAGAAACACCCCGATGAAAAAGAAGACAAAGCTCTTATTAAAAAGATGATGAAGGCTTCTGCTTCAAAGAAACCAATGGCTTCTAAAGCAAAGCCTAAAATGGCTAAAAGGGGCTACTAAGCCTCTAATATGGCTGAAAGCCGCTTATCCGCAGAGGTTCTTGAGGGTTTTGTAAATAGCGTACTTCGCAAGAACTTTGACGACCCTGCGGATAATGCCGAGTTTCACAGAGAGATTTGGCAACTGGTTTGTTCTGATAACACCAAGGTGGCTATAGCAGCCCCCCGTAACCACGCTAAGAGCACCGTAGTAACCCACGCCTACGTATTGGCCTCAGTCCTGTTCAGGGAACAATCCTACGTAATAATTGCCTCGGATACTGTGGGGCAATCTGTTCAGTTCCTTGGGGATATAAAGAAGGAGTTAATGGAAAATGACGATCTCAGGAATCTGTTCGGGGTTAAAGAGCTCATTAAAGACACTGAGGACGACCTTATCTGCAACATGGATGATGGTTATCTCTTTCGTATCCAGGCTAAAGGATCGGAACAAAAGCTAAGGGGCTTAAAGTGGAAGAACCGTAGGCCGGGTCTCATTGTCGGTGACGACATGGAGAACGATGAGATTGTAATGAACCGGGACAGGCGGCTTAAGTTCAAGCGGTGGTTCTACGGAGCCCTGCTCCCAGCCCTGTCAGACAAGGGCAAGATACGCCTGGTAGGTACCATTCTCCACCTGGATAGTCTTCTTGAGAACCTGATGCCCGGTAGCCTTCTTAGGAACGTCAGGAATGGGCACAAGTACCTAGTCCGTGAAGACCTCAAGGAGTACACAGACATGAGGCTTTCTTGGAAGTCTGTTAAGTACCGGGCCCATACTGATGACTTTAAAAAGATCCTTTGGCCCCAAAAGAAGTCAGCAGAGATCTTTAAGGCTTTAAAAGAAGATTACGCTAGGCAAGGATTGTCTGATGTCTACAGTCAGGAAATGCTTAACGTCCCTGTAGATGAGACTGATACCTTTTTTAAACAGCAGGACTTCTTTGCTATGAAGGGGGAAGACAAAAAAAAGAAGCTGCTTTACTACATCACTTGTGATCTGGCTGTGTCTCAGTCCCAGAAGGCTGACTACTCAGCTTTCTGTGTGGCTGGTACAGATGATGAGGGTAAGTTGCACCTAGTCCACGTTCTAAAGGAGAGGCTTGACTCTTTACAAATTGTGGATACTATGCTGGCTTTACAGCGTATTTATAAGCCGGTACTCTTCGGCATTGAAAAGGGTGTCATTCAGAAGTCTATCGGGCCATATCTCAATGAGGCCATGCAAAAACGCAACGAGTATCTCAGCACAGCTTTATTGGCTCCTTCTGCTGACAAACTAACTCGTGCAAGAAGCATACAGGCCAGAATGAGAGCAGGTGCGGTTAGGTTCGACAAAGATGCTGATTGGTACCAACCTTTTGAAGACGAGCTAATGAAGTTCCCACGGGACAGACATGATGACCAGGTTGATGCCTGGGCATACATGGGTCTTATGTTAGATAAGATGTGGGAAGCTCCTACTGAAAAGGAGGACGAAGACGAAGAGTACCGACTCATGGTACGCAAGTTTAAAACCGACGACATGGTTGGTAGAAGTCCTATTACAGGGTATTAGAGTCTATGGAACACAAGTACAAGCTTAAAACAGATGATCTGATCTACGAACCAAACATCGCAGATCTTCTCTCAGATGACCAACTAGTAACAGTTGGTATGGAAGTAGTCAGGCAATTTGAGGCAGACGTAACTAGTCGCCAGTCCTGGGAGAAGAAGATGGAGTCCAGCATGAAGCTGGCTCTGCAAGTCTCAGAAGCCAAAAACTTTCCTTGGCCTAATGCCAGCAACATCAAGTTTCCCCTCATTACCATAGCTGCTCTTCAGTATCACGCTAGAGCCTACCCCACCCTTATCAATGGAGACACTCCGGTTAAGTGCCGGGTGATTGGGGAAGATACTGACGGAGAAAAGACTAGCCGTGCGGAGCGCATTGAAACGCACATGAGCTATCAAATCCTTGAGGAAGATGAGGCTTGGGAGTCTGAGATGGATAAGGCTCTCATTACCCAGCCCATCATAGGCTGTGCCTTCAAGAAGAGTATGTTTGATCCTATCAGGGGTCGTAATATCAGTGAGAATGTCTTAGCTAAGGATCTGGTAGTTAACTATTGGACTAAGACACTAGACACAGCACCTCGTATTACCCACGTTCTGTACTACAGCAAAAATGACATCTATGAGCGTGTAGTACGTGGTCTTTGGAAAGATGTGGGTGTTGAGAAGCCCACTAACTCAACAAACAGTGGAGAATCAAGGACTCTATCCTCAGCTACTATGCGAGCCCAAGGCTCTACTCCTCCCGAAGTAACTGACCCAAGCACTCCTTACGAGATACTAGAACAGCACCGCTACTATGACTTTGACGGTGATGGCTACGAAGAGCCCTACATTGTGTACGTACGTAGGGACAATAAGCAGGTAGCCCGTATTGTAGCCAGATACTTTGAGAGCAGTATCCAGCGCAACGAGAAGGGTGTAATTCTTAACATAGTACCTGAGCACTGCTTTACCAAGTACCCATTCATTCCTTCACCAGATGGAGGCTTCTATGACCTTGGCTTTGGTGTCCTTCTTGGGCCGCTTAACGAGTCGATTAACACCCTTATCAACCAGCTTGTTGACGCAGGAACAATGTCAGTTACAGCAGGTGGATTCCTTAGTAGAGGAATTAAGGTTCGAGGTGGAAACTATTCGTTCACTCCTCTTGAATGGAAGCATGTCGATTCAACAGGCGATGATCTTAAAAAGGGAATTCTACCGCTGCCTGTTAGAGAGCCTTCACAAGTCCTCTTTACCCTCCTCAGTCTCCTTATCAACTACGGAGAACGTACAGGTGGAGCAGTAGACATCCTTGTAGGACAGAGCCCAGGCCAGAACACTCCTGCTGAGACCAGCCGTACCGTGGCTGAAGAGGGCAAGAAGGTGTTCAATGGAATCTTTAAACGTACTTACAGATCTCTTAAACAGGAGTTCCGTAAGCTCTACAGACTTAACCAGTTGCACATTACCGAGAACATGACTTTCATATCAGAAGCCACGGATAAGGGCGTAATTCTGGTTAAGGACTATGAAGGGGATTCTAGCGATGTACGACCATCTGCTGATCCTAGTATTACTTCTGACTCCCTACGGCTTCAACAGGCTATGGCAATGCAAGCCTCAGCCAAGGAGTCTCCAGGAATGTATAACCGTTACGAAGTTGAGAAGAGGTTTCTTAAGGCCATCAGAGTACAGGACATTGATTCTTTGTTGCCTGATCCTACTGGCCCGAATAAGATTGAGCAACAACCTAACATCAAACTTCAGATAGAAGAATTAAAAGCCAAGACTAAGCAAGCTGAAATTGACTTGAATATGAAGCTTGGTCTCTTGAAACTTATGAAAGAGGCTGAAGTAGCTCAAGCTAAGATTCACAGGCTAGAAGCAGAGGCCAAGGTACTAGAGATTGAAGCAGGTACCGTCCAAAGCAAACAGAAGATTAATGAGATTAACACCTCTATTGCTTTACAAAAAGAACGTAGAGAAAGCACGCTACAGAGTATTGAGACCATGACTAGAGCCTTTGACATGATGAAAGGCAACGATCAGTTTCAACAACAAGATCAAATGCAACAAGAACAACAGATGCCTCCACAAATGGATATGCCACAACAGCCTATGGAACAACTTGAACTATGAGCGCACCAGTTACGCAACAAGATTTTGAGGAGTGGTTAACCATTCCAGCAACAAAAAAGTTTTTTAAGAAGATCAGGGATGAACGCGAGCAGATGAAGGAAGGTTTAATAAATGATGTTTACGAGCGCCCTGAAGTAGTAAAAGGCATGTGCAAAGCTATTGCACTAATTTTAAACATTGAGTACGAGGATCTACATGAGCAACAGTTCGACAAGCGGAATCAATCCAGTGGGCCACAGGATTCTCTTGCTGCCTAGAGAGATAGCAGAAAAGACTACTAGCGGTATCATCATTGCTACAGATTCAATGAGAGAGCGGGAACAGATGTCTAATACCACAGGCGTAGTTGTGTCTATGGGAGATAGCTGTTACGACGATATGAGCACCCCTTGGTGCAAGGTTGGAGATAAGGTAGCGTTTGCCAAGTACGCTGGGCTCCTTTACCAGGGTAAGGATGGCGTTAAATACAGGATGGTTAATGATGGAGACATCACTGCTGTTCTAGATTCTGACGTTGAGTTAGTAGATCCCTATCTGGTTACAAAGAAAAGCACCTAGTTGACTAAGCAAATTTTAAGGAGTATATGATGACGGAAGAAAGCAAAGAAGCTTCTGGGGCAGAGAATACTGAACAGGCTGATGAAAAGGTAGTTCAGGAAGCTGTGTCACAGGGATGGGTCTCCAAAGATAAGTATCGTGGTGACGAAAAGGACTGGGTAAGTGCCGAGACCTTTGTTAAGCGGGGTAGAGAGATTCTTCCAATACTCAGGAAGAATAACGAGAACCTACTCAAAGAGCTTAACCAGACCAAGGAGAACCTGAAAGAATTCAAACAAGCAGCAGATGAATTCAAAAAGTTTCAAAAAGATTCATACGAACGCAAAGCTAAGGATTTAGAAGCACAGGTTGAGCAACTAAAGGATGCCCGTGCTGAGGCCATCAGTAATGGTGATGGTAAGAGAGTTAACGCCCTTGATGAGGCAATTGATAGCGTCAAGGAAGAAGCTAAGGTAGCTAAAGACGAAGGTGCTAAAGTAACTGCTAAACCTACGCCTAATATAACTAGCACAGTAGATCCCAATCTCCAACATTGGTTAGATAGAAATCCTTGGTTTGGCAAAGATAAGCGGCAAACAGGAATAGCTAACTCTCTTGGTGAGGCTCTTAGAGAAGAGCAACCCCACCTTAGAGGCGAAGCGTTTCTAAGTAAGCTTGATGAAGTATTGGCTGAAGAGCTTCCACAAAGGTTTGGTAAACGTACTCCCAACTACACTGCTGAGTCAGGTAGTAACAGGGAGAGACCTGGTGGAAACAACGGCAAGAGGTCTTACAGTGATCTCCCTCCTGAAGCTAAAGCTGCTTGTGATAGGTTTGTTAAACAAAAGTTGATGACTAAAGAAACGTACGTGTCTGAGTACGATTGGTCTAACTAAGAGAGATAAAGGAAGAACTACTATGGCTCGCGCAAAAACACCAGAAGAGAAACGTAATGACTCTATTGAAACACTTGCTCAAGCACAAAAACCGCTTGCGCCTACTCCAAGTGCTGACGGTGCAGTTCGCCGTAAACGTGGAGTGTTCAACGGAACTAAGGGTAAGCTGTCAGTAGATACAAATCTTCCAGGTTATCATTTGCACATAATGAATGATGACAAGACAAGGATTCAAGATGCACTGGATAACGGATACGTCTTCGTTAAACCAGAAGAAGTTGAGGGTCTATCGGATAATGTAGTTGCCAAAAATGGCGACTTAGGAGATAGCAGGATACGGTTCTTGGTCGGCTCTAGAGATAAAGGCGAACCAATGTACGGGTACCTGATGAAGATTCGGCAAGAATGGTACGAGGAAGATCAAGCCGAGCTTCAGGCAAAAAACGATAAGATTGATACAGCCATTAGGACAGGTAAGATCACTGGTAGTGATCCTATGTTGTATGTTCCTAAGGACGGTATCAAACTTTCTTAAACCTCAATTTGGAGTAATTTAATATGGCTAATACCAACAAGATTAACGGGTTCAGTCCCGTTGGCTACTTGAATGGTGCCGCCTACTCTGGTCAAGCTCGTATGTACGCAATACCCACTGCGGATACCACTGCCTCCTATGCTATTGGCGACGTTGTTCAGTCAGCCCCTGGTTCGGATGCAAATGGTATTCCGTACGTTATCAAAGTTCCGGTTGCTAATGCTTCTAACTTTGTAGCTCTTGGGGTTGTTGTAGGTGTGAGTGTGGCTGATGCTGGTGTGTCACTGGTCGGTACAACTCTTAGTCTGGAAGTTTCATACCTTGTGTCTGGTACTCGTACTGCTGTTCGGTATGTGTATGTTGCAGATGACCCTAACTTGCTTTTTGAAGTTAGTGCAGGCACTACTGCTACGAACGTAACGCTTGCCAAAATGCGCTATAACTCTGGCATTGCGTCAAACTATTCAGGTGCAGATCAAACCTACGCTATTAGTCAGAACACGTATTTGGCTCCGTCTTCGCCGTACTCGAATATTGTTCTATCGAGTGCTACGATGAATACAACCAATACGCTTCCGATTCAAATGCTAGGCTTGGCCCAAAAGCCCGACAACGCGATTGGAGCTTATGCTCGAATCCTTTGCCGGTTTAATAATCACGAGTTTGGCGTTGCCACTGGCACGAACTTTACTGGTCTGTAAGGGAAAACTATCATGGCTGGAATTATCACAACTGCTAGTCACCCTAAAGCACTTTGGCCTGGAATCAAGGCGTGGTGGGGTCAGGTCTATGACGAACACAAGACCGAATATACTGATTTGTTTGATACGGACAACTCGCAGCAAAACTACGAGGAAGACGTTCAACTGACCAGCTTCGGTTTGGTTCCGATTAAGAACCAAGGTCAGGCTGTTACGTACGACTCAGAAGTTCAAGGCTTTGTTACCCGCTATACGCACATCGCGTATGCAATGGGTTATATTGTTACGAAAGAAGAGTTGGATGACAATCTGTATGAGACGATCTCTCGTAAACGTGCAGCAGCATTGGCAATGTCTTTCCGTCAAACGAAAGAAAACGTAGCAGCCAATATCTACAACCGTGCCTTCAACAGCACGTATAAAGGTGGTGATGCGGTAGAGCTTTGCTCGACTAGCCATCCAAATACGACTGGTGGTACGTGGTCTAATAAACCGGCTGTAGATGCTGACTTGAGTGAAGCTTCGCTGGAAGATGCCATGATTGCGATCATGGGCTTTCAGAATGATCGTGGTCTCCTGATCTCGGTTATGCCGAAGACTTTGCACATTGCACGTAATGAAGTATTTAATGCACAGCGTATCTTGAACAGCTCTTACCAAACAGGTAGTGCTAACAACGATATTAACGTCATTAAATCTGGTAACTATCTGCCAGGTGGGTTTTGCGTTAACCACTACTTTACCGCAGCACACGCATGGTTTATTCGTAACTCCATTCCTGGTAAATCAGGTATGAAGCACTACGAGCGTGTTGGTGTTACGTTTGACCAAGACAATGACTTTGATACCATGAACGCGAAAGCTAAGGGGTATGAGCGTTATTCGTTTGGTTGGAGTGATCCCCGTGCTGTCTACGGTAGCAACGGCCCGTAACAATACTTTGTTACTAATAACACGGAGAGGAATAAACCCCTCTTCGTGTATTACTCAAAGGAGAATACAATGAGTTTTGAACGTGAGAAGCAAAAGGGTAAGCGTCCTACACCCTCTGTTCCCAAACGTACTAAATAGTACAACACTCTAATGATGATGCTATCTATTTTAGGTAGTGTTGTTTGTGTAACACATATATCAACAAAGGAGAATTAAAATGGCACTGCCTCTTGGCCCAGCTTCTAACTATCCCGGTGGTTTTAATAACGTAACTATCCGTGGTGTTCCACTTACGCAGTCGCACCCAGGCCAAGTCTATTGGGTGTCTAATGCTGCTACCGTTTTGCCAGGGCAAGTTGGCGGCTCTGATGGCAATCCCGGTACTTTCAATGCTCCGTTTGGCACTCTTGAATACGCTATTAGTCGTTGTGTTGCTAATCGTGGAGATGTAATTTTTATTAAACCGGGCCACACTGAAACTATTTCTAGTGCCACTGCTCTGTCTTTTGACGTTGCTGGTGTAGCAATAGTTGGTTTGGGTTTTGGTACTAATCGTCCTAAATTTACTTTTGATACCGCAGCAACTGCTACTATTGCTGTAAGTGCTGCTAATGTATCAATTCTTAATTGTCAGTTTGTTGCTAACTTTTTGGGCATTACTTCTGCCTTTACTGTTGGTGCTGCTCCTTACTTTACTATTGATAAGTGCGACTTTACTGATACAAGTGCAATTCTTAACTTCTTGTCAGCAGTCAAAACTACTGTAACTGTTAATGCTGATTATCTCCAAGTATCTAACTGTTACATTAAGTCAGACGCTACAACCAAAGCTGTTGCTCCCATTGTTGTTCTTGGCACAATGACTGGACTTACGTTGACTGGTAACTATGTTGTTCAAACTGTTGCTCAGAATAACTTGTCCCAGTTCCTAAGCCATGCAGCACTAGTAATGACCGCAGCTTATATTGCAGATAATAAGGTCTACTGTGTTAACACAGATACAGCTACTGGAGCTTGTTTTATTACTACTAGTGCCACCACAGGCTCTGGTATTGTTATTAATAACACTATCCGCGCTCTAGACGTTGCTGCTGCTATTTTAGTTACAGCTACTGCTGTTCAATATGGGATGTTTAATAATCTCTATATTGGTGATGGGACGATGAACTCAGGATTTGTACTTCCTGCCATTGGTTCTGACGCGTAAGTAAAGCAATGGGTTGGATTGACGAAGCAAAGACGCAGATGCAGCGGTGGTTTCAACCAACACCGCTGCGTCCAAGTTATGGAGTTGCAGCAGGAAGCCCAAGCATAGAAGATGATGCTACGCTTCCTTTTCATCCATCAGACTTGTCTTTACGTCAAGATCCAGAAAAAACACTTAACGCAAGAGAAGTAGCTAGTATTGCTCGTGCTCGCCGCCTAGCAGAAACTCAAGGAGTACTAACTCCTGAACTAGGAGAATACCTTCTTCCAATGGCTATGACGGAGGGAGAAGGTGGAGGAATGGGGATAATTGAGGGGAATGAACGCTTCTATGCTTCACGACGTTTTAAGTCTTATCTGGATAAGATGGGTATGAAAGAAGGGGAAGATTATACAAAGGTACAGTATAAAGGCGAGCCACACTTTAAGATTGACTCAGCTAGTCCTGCAATGGCAGCGGTAATTCTGGGAGAAAAGTCTCGGTTAAAGCAAGCAGGCGGTACTATTGAAGGCGCAATAAAGGCTTATAACGGAAAAGGTAAGGCATGGGAACGTGGAGCTAATGCACAGGGAGTAGATATTGAAATACCTGCTGACGTAGAACTCTATTTGAAAAAAGTACAAAAGGCTAAAGAATTGTTAGAGCATCCAAAAAACTCTTCAATCTACAATCATTTTAATAGCGAGTATGGAAGATTACGCTCTTATCTTGCACCTGGTAAATAGAAACCTAGTAACATTATTTAATTATGTCTAACATAAGCGTATATAGTAAAGGAAATTGGAACGCTATCTGCGATGTCTGTGGAAAACAATATAAGAGTACTGACTTACGCAAGCGTTGGGATAACCTTTGGGTTTGTTTTCGAGACTACGAAGAACGTCAACCACAAGACTTTGTAAGGGGTGTTGCAGATACGCAAGCTGTACCTTGGGCTAGACCACAGGGTGCAGATACTTTTGTTCCAATCAACTACACTACAAGTATTGGCGAGACTAGTAGCTTAGATGAGGTAGTATCTAAATATGTTACTAAAATAGTTTCTGATGAGCCAGTATACTTACCAGACTTAGCTACAGATGAAGGACTAGGATTAAGCTTCTTAGGTAAATATACTTTAGCAGGAACAGGAACAATTGTTGGTTCTACTAGTACCTTAGCATTGTCAGAGTCAGTTAATGTTATTCTTACTAAGTACATAACTATTGCAGAAACAATTACTATTTCTGAAACTGTTTTACCAACACTCTTAATAAATAGATCAATAGGTTCTGTAGTTTTAGGTGGCACTACATTAGGATAATTAAATATGAATTCTATTACTCCATTAATTCTTACAGGTCGAGTTCATATGGTTTTAACGGACTCTATGGGCAACATCAAGGTGGACAGGGAGAGCGATAACTTGATTGTTACTGTAGGTAAAGCATTTGTTGCTAGTGCTTTAATTACTGTTCCTAGTATTAGTTTCTTATATATGGCAGTAGGAACTAGTACTACTTCTCCTGCTCTTGGACAAACTGCTTTAATTGGTTCTGAGTTGGCGCGTGTAGCTACTACCAACACTAACCCTACTTCTGTAACTACCCAGTTTGTAGCTAGTTTTGGTTCTGGTGTTGGCACTGGAACTATTGAAGAAGCTGGTTTGTTTAGTGCTGCTAGTGCAGGATCTATGTTTAGTCGGTATCTGACTGGAACCTTTGCTAAAGGTGCTACAGATACTCTTGCTGTTACCTGGACTATAACGGTGAGCTAATATGTCAAATATCCAATTTACTAACTTTGCTGCAACAACTCTGGATTCAGGGATTAATAGTGTTGTTACTAGTTTAACTGTAGCTTCTGGCACAGGAGCACTGTTTCCAACTCTAGCTGGAGCACAATACTTTTATTGTGTTCTAGCTGATGCTGCTACTGGAGTTACCAGGGAAGTTATAAAAGTAACTGCAAGATCTACAGATACTTTTACTATTACTAGGGCTCAAGATGGTACTACTGGGCAGACGTATATAGCTGGAGACAAGGTTGAGCTTCGTCTTACTTCTGCTGGTATAGCTACTCTAGCAACTATAGAAACAGCCCAGACCTTTGCTGGTGTTCAGACGTTTAGTAGTGATGCTGCTTTTACCTCTACGGGTGCTGTACAACTTCCCGCTAGTACTACTGGTAATCGTCCAGTAGGAGCTACTGGAAAGATTAGATACAACACTACTACGGCAACCTTTGAAGGCTATGGTGCTTCTACGTGGGGGTCTATAGGCGGTGGTGCTACAGGTGCTGGTAGTGATACAGTGTTTCAAGAGAACCAACTGATAGTAACGACAAGTTACACTTTGTCTACGGGTAAGTCAGCTATGTCAGTTGGGCCGATTACAATCAATGCTAGTGTTGCTGTAACAGTGCCTAGCGGATACAGATGGGTGGTGCTATGAGTTCAGTCGTTATTGCTGGAGACACCAGCGGTTCCATAACCTTGGCTGCACCCGCTGTTGCCGGGTCTAGCGTTCTTACAATGCCTGTTGCTACAGATACGCTGGTAGGCAAGGCTACGACGGACACGCTGACAAACAAAACTCTAAATGTAACAGGGAACACATTTAACTTCACGCCAATTACGGCAAGTTTGGGCGCTGACGTTTCAATGACTTCTTCCGCAACATACTTCGACGGGCCAAGTGTTGCTCAAGGAACGTCAGGAACTTGGTTTGTGGCTGGGAGCGTGACCGTATTGGACACTAATGCGGCAAATTATAAGTTTAAGCTGTATGACGGTACAACTGTTATTGATAGTGGGCGTCTTATAGGCGTTGCTGCAAACGCAGTTACAACTGTAGCATTTTCTGGTTATATCGTATCCCCCGCTGGAAACTTGCGAATTGCCGCATTAAGCGATGGCAACACAACCGGAAAAATAGTATTTAATAATTCAGGCAACTCCAAAGACAGCACCATCACCGCCATAAGGATTGCATAATGGCCTCAACAATTGCAGCAGTAACAACAGGTGGTGGTGGCGTTGTCACTACCGCAGACGCAACGGGTAATCTGAACCTGCTCTCTGGAACCACTACGGTATTGTCTATTGCGTCTACTGGTGCAACGGTTGCTGGAACCTTAAATTACGGCGGCGTAACTCTGACAAACGCGGTTACCGGCACAGGAAAGATGGTGTTGGATACTACGCCGACGATTGCAACCCCCGTTCTGACGAATCCGACTGTTACTGCCTACCTTGAAACCGCACCAGCTATTGTCAACTCATCGACCACGCAGACTATCGCGCTTGCAAGCGGGACGGTGCTTTCCTACACGTTGACCGGTAACTGCACGTTCACGATGCCAACTGCGACTTCCGGCACTTCATTTATTGTGCGACTGATTCAGGATGGAACAGGCTCACGGACTGCTACATTTACTAGCGTTAAGTGGCCCGGTGGGACTGCACCGGTAATTACGACTACTGCTTCAACAGGTGTAGACGTTCTTAGTTTTGTTTGCGTTGCATCCGTTTGGTATGGAACCTACGCACAGGCGTTTGCGTAATGTTTGCGGCTAAAAATTTCTTCCTAACCAGACCGGCTGGCTTTCTAGTCATCCAGCAGTTCACCGCGTCTGGAACGTGGACAGCGCCTACCGGGGTAACGAAGGTTGATTACCTTGTTGTTGCGGGTGGCGGTGGGGGCGGGTCAAATGCTTCGGGCGGTGGTGGCGCTGGTGCGTACAGAACAGCCACGGCGTTTGCGGTAACACCCACAACGTCTTACACGGTAACAGTTGGCGCGGGCGGGGCTAAGGCTCCTGCTGGCGCGGGGTCACAAGCGACTGTTGGTTCAAACTCTGTTTTTAGCAGTATTACATCATCTGGTGGCGGCACTGGCGGAACTTCTAACAGCTCTAATCCTTCATGGCAACCGGGTGGTAATGGTGGTTCTGGTGGCGGTGCTGGCGGTGGACTTAGCAACGGTGCGGCTGGCGGCACAGGAACTACAGGCGGCAACAACGGCGGCACAGGTAGCAATAACGGCATTGTGGGGTCAGGCGCTGGCGGTGGTGGCGCAAATGCTGTTGGGTCAAATGGCAATGCTGCGGGTAATGGCGGCGCGGGCGGTGCTGGGCTTGCGTCTAGCATTTCGGGAGCATCAGTAAACTACGCTGGCGGTGGTGGCGGCGGGGTGTCTGGTGGTTCTGGTGGCACTGCATCCTTTGGCGGCGGTGCGGGTGGGGCGGCAAGTGTTGCCGGAACAAATGGAACGGTTAACACAGGCGGCGGTGGCGGTGGTGGTGGTAGCTTAACTGCGGCGGGCGGTGATGGCGGTTCTGGCATAGTAATCCTATCCTTCACCGCGCCTAGCAAGATTGCCGTATTTAACATGTCCGGTATCTGGACTGCTCCGGCTGGCGTGACAAGTGTTAGTTACCTTGTTGTAGCGGGTGGTGGTGGTGGTGGCGGGGGTTCTAGCGGTGGTGGTGGTGGTGCTGGCGGTTTTAGAACGGCAACAGCACTTGCTGTAACACCGGCAGTATCTTATACAGTAACTATTGGTGCTGGCGGTGCTGGCGGCGGCGCTGGAGCTACTGCATCGCAGGGTAACGACTCTGTGTTTTCCACAATCACATCCGTTAAAGGCGATGGCGGTGGTGGCGGTGCGGCAAACTTTACAGCAAATATGGCTACCACCGGCGGGTCTGGTGGCGGCAAAGGGCTTATTGTTAACGGCGTCAATTACACTGGCGGCAATGGCACAGCCGGGCAAGGTAACAACGGCGGGGCGGCATACGGAACGGCTAACTATGCCGGTGGCGGCGGTGGTGGTGCGGGGGCTGTTGGCGGCAATGGCGCTAATAATGTAAACGGCGCTGGCGGCGTTGGAACTGCGTCCAGTATTAGTGGCTCATCAGTAACGTATGCTGGCGGGGGTGGTTCTGGTGCAAACACGTTTAGCACGACACCCG